TTCAAAAAACTTTTAACCGATGATCAAAAGTCATCTTTATTTTGGTTACAGGATATATATCTACAAGTAGAGAAGGAATTGGATACGGTTAAAACAGAACTATCCAACATGCAAAATGGAAATACAGACAAGTTGTATTTCAAATCAATGCAAAGATTATCTAAGCTGAATCGATTGTTTAATTCTTTAACCGAAACAATTGAGAATTGGGAGAAATGTTCTTTCTTAACCGAAAAGAGAGATAGTGACGGTGTTGTGTTTTGTCCATATGACGTAAAACCAATAGCGAAAGAAATGTTTGATGGTGCGGATAAGATTTTAATGATGTCTGCCACTATCAGTAACCATAAAGAATATGCTAAAAGTTTGGGTATTAATGATTATGAATATTTTGAAATGGAATCATCATTTGATCCAAAAAAATCTCCCATTTTATGTAGCAGAAAATATAAACTATCTTATAAAAACATGGAACAAAATCTTCCAAGTATTTTGGATGCGGCATTATCTTTATGTGAAAAACATAAAAACGATAAAGGTTTGATTCATACACATACCAATCAAATAGCAGAAAAACTTAAAATAAAATTAATTGACAATGAAAGATTTTTATTCAAAGACATAACAAATAATAATGAAAAACTTTTAGATGATCATAAAAATACTAAAGAACCGACTGTATTGGTTAGTCCTTCTTTGGATACTGGTATAAGTTTGGATGGTGATTTAGGTAGATTTCAAATAATTTTAAAATCTCCGTTTTTGCCACTTGGTTCAAAACGAATAAAAATGATGTTTGATAAAAATCCAAAGCAATACACTATGAAAATGTTGGATAAACTTATTCAAATGTGTGGTAGATGCACAAGATCAAAGGATGATTATTCGATGACTTATATTTTGGATGGTGTAGTAGCAGATACTATAATGAGAGAAAAAAGCAATCTCCCAAAACATTTTTTAGATAGAATTGTTTAATTATGTAAATATATTTAGTGAAAAAATATACTTACTATTGGGAAATTCAAACCATCCTAGAACAATTTGTTGGTGCTTTTAATGATGTTTTTGTTAAAAGATACGACAAAGATAAAAATCTAGTTGGTTCTTCTAATGGTATTAAAGTAAATTACGTTTACGGTCCAAAGCAAAGAGTTTTTAATACTTTACAAAATCCCGCACCAGGCGGGATTACCGTACCTGCCATAGCAGTAAGTCTTGGAACAATTTCAAGAGATCAAACCCGTGTTTTCAATAAAAACGATGGGTTTAATGTAAACTATAGCAAATTTAACGAATCTATAGATTTCGTTAAACATATACCACAACCTATTCCAATTAATATTGGAGTTAATATGACATTAATAACTAAATATCAAAATGATATGGAACAATTAATATCAAATTTTGCTCCTTATTGCGATCCTTATATAGTAATATCATGGAAAACTCCAGAGTTGGATAATTCGTTAATCCCATATGAAATAAGAACAGAGGTATTATGGAATGGTAATATAAATTTACAATATCCGAATGATGCAGGTCCAAGTCAAGCATTTAGAATAGTAGCAGATACTAGTTTTACAATAAAAGGTTGGTTATTTAAAAAAATAGACGAAATAGTTAAAAAAATATATGTAATAAATTCGGATTATACTGCTATAAACAGTGATTCTAATATATTAATAGATTTAGATGAATATCAAACCGATTATCTTTCTATTTCTGCTAGACCTCAATTAAGAGATATACAACCATGTGAAATAGTTGCATTTAGTCCTTTCAATAATTTTAAAACTATTGAAATTTATGGAAAATCTTTTTTTGAAGTTAGAAACGTATATTTGAGCGCATCCGATGAATCAATGTTTGATAATATTACTTTATATAATCCGTTTTCATCCATTCTAAATATGGAAAACAAATATCCTGCATTTAGAGGTATAGTTGTTCCAGAATTTACATTATATAATGAAAATTATTTAACCTTTGATTTACCACAAAATCCAAAAGTTTCTGGAAATATTGATATAATAGTAGAAAATGAAGCTGGTTATGGAATATTAACCAGAGACAAAGAACGTCCTAAAGTTTTTGCATATGATGGTGCATTAGGATTGGAATGTGAAGATTGTGGAATGGATGGTTTGTCTATTAAATAATTCATTATTAGTAGAATTAAATTTAAGTTGTTGTAAGTATAATTTATATGCCAGATGTTTTGCCACAATCTAATAGACAACCCGATAATGGAAGAAGTTTTATATCTTCCATATTATCAAAATTACCTTATGTAGATCAAGCATTGGATGTTGGTGATACAAATCCAAAATACGAATTATTTGATAGGTTATCTAAGAAGCGTGAATTGAGAGTAATGCAACAGTCTGTTATTACCGGACCGTTCATGAATCAAAATAATTCGGATTACTATAATCCGAATTTGATGTCTACAGATAAGGGATATCATAATTTCATTTATGCTCAAATAGATACAGATAAAATTAGAAGATTGTCGGAATATCGAAGAATGGCGGCATTTTCTGAGGTTGCAGATTGTTTAGATGCTATATGTGATGAGTTTATAAACAAGGATGAAAATGGAAAAGTAGTAAATATCAAATTTTCTGGATTTAATAAGGTTGACAGTCAGGAAAAGTTAGAAATAGAAAAAGAATTTCATAAATTTGTTCAAAGTTATGATTTAGAGAATAAAGGATGGGGTTATTGTAGGCAGTTATTAACCGAGGGAGAAATATTTTTTGAAAATATTGTACACGAAAAAAATAAAGATTTGGGAATTATTGGTGTCTTAAATGTGCCCGGTGAGTTGATAAATCCCATCTATGACAACATTCAAAACAATGTAATTCAAAATTTCATATTTCAAAAACCGATAAATATGACAAACAATCAGCAAGGACAACCAAACTTGCCGATGCCAAATCCTAATCCTACCAATTCGTTACAACACCAATTAATAACATTTGAAGGAAATCAAATAACCTATATAAATTCCGGTATTTGGAACGAGGATATGTCTATAAGAATTCCTCATATAGAAAAGGGAAGAAGAGCATACAAACAATTATCCCTAATTGAAGATGCTATAGTAATTTACCGATTGGTTAGAGCACCAGAAAGACTTAAATTCGTTATTGATGTGGGTAATATGCCACCAGCAAAAGCCGAAGCATATTTAAAGCAATTGATGCAATCTTATTGGTCTAAGAAATCCTACGATCCACAAGCTGGTGGTGGAAGCGCAGGTAATATATATGATCCACAATCAATGTTAGATTCTTATTGGTTTGCAAAAAGAAGTGGAGAATCTGGTTCAGATGTTCAGGTTTTACAAGGTGGTCAAAACTTGGGAGAATTAAAAGATTTGATGTATTTTGTTACAAAACTTTATAATGCACTCGGAGTTCCTTCTACTAGATTAAATCCAGAAGATTCTTACAAAGATGGTTCTGAAATTTTAAGAGAAGAATTAAGATTTGCAAAAATGATTTTAAGAATGCATTATCAATTCTGTAAAGGTCTTAAAGATGCATTTGTTACACATTTAAAAATAAGAGGATGGTGGAATGAATATAAATTACATGAATCATATTTTGATTTAGAATTTGTTCCTCCTAGCAGTTATTTTGCATTAAGACAAAATCAAAATTTGGAATTAAAAATAAAGAATTTTGAATCTATGGCTCAACAAGAAAATATATCCAAAACTTTTGCAATGCGTCATTATTTGGGATTAAACGATTCAAAGATAAGCGAAAACATGGAATGGTTGAGAAAAGATGCAGCATTGAAGTGGGAATTAGATCAAATCGCATCAACCGGACCAAATTGGAGAGAACATTTGGAAGCTGCTGAAAATGTTGCTGCTCAAGGTGGAGCAGAAGGAGGCATGGCTGGCGGTGGTGGAGGTGGTGGTTCTTCTAGTGCAATACCAGAATTTGGTGGTGGAGGAGAAGCTGCTGCCGCTCCAGTAGGTGCTGCTGGTGCAGAAGGTGCTGCCGCAACACCTGAAGCGGGTGCTGGTGAAGAAGAAACACCAGAAGAAATTGGTGCAGCTGCTGCGGGTGCAGCAAATACACAGTAATTCAAGTAAATATTTAAAATGTCTGTATTACCCAATCCATTTCACGGAAGCACAACTTTTAATTCAAAAATTAAAAGTTATGATCACTTAGCACAAAGAGTTAGAAGAACATTAGGCGAACCATTAGTTGAAATTGAGGTTAGTAGTGAACAAATGTATGAATTGATAGATATTGCTATCGAATGGTTTACTAAATTTTCTGGAGTAACCGAAGAATATTTAATTTTTAGATCTGATTTATACGAAAAAGGAGTTGGATTAAGAATTGATAAATTGTTTAGTATAACACCAGATTTAAATAATTCTTCTGATCCTACAATGCCAGATAATTCTGAAAGTTATGATTTTGATCTGGATGATTATAGAAAAGTCGTTGATGTTTTTTCCTTGGAACAAGGTAATACAAGTGGAGTTAATACGCTTTTTACTATCGAACACACAATTGCTCAACAGGCTTATTTCGGACATCTTTTAGGAAACGTTGGTTATGATCTAGTAACATGGCACGTATTAAAAGATTGGTTAGATACTAGAGAAAAATTATTGGCATTGAAACCATATGTTAGATTCAATCCCGACAATCAAATTTTAAAATTAATACCAGAACCAAATACAACAAGTGTTTATTATGGTTTACTGGGATGCAAGGTACAAAAACCAATTAAAGATTTAGTATCTCAACTTTGGGTATTTAGATATACCACAGCACTAACTAAAATCGCGGTTGGACATGTAAGAGGAAAATATACAGGAAATAATTTATTCGGTGGTCAAACTGTTAATTATCAAGAATTATTAAGACAGGGTGAAAAAGAAAAAGACGAATTAGAAAAAGAATTAATGTATAATTATGTCGATACCGATCCGGTTAGATTCATTATCGGTTGATGAAATCTTTAGGTAAAAAAAATAGAAACTATACTCAAGGTATTTTTAAACCAAAAAATCCAAAAAAATATAAGGGTAGCTATCCAATAATATATAGAAGCTCTTTGGAACTTTCTTCATTTAGATTTTTAGATGATAGTAGCAATGTATTATCATGGGGTTCCGAATCGGTTATAATTCCATATCAATCACCTATAGATAATCGTTTACATAGATATTTTGTTGATTTGGTGGCAGAAATAAAAATGAAAGATAACACAATTAAAAAAGTTTTAATTGAGGTTAAACCAGAAAAACAAACTAAACCACCTACAATAACCAACAGAAAAAAACAATCCACAATACTTTATGAAAAGTATAATTATGCAATAAATTTAGCAAAATGGAAATCGGCTAAAGAATGGTGTAATAAAAAAGGTTATTTATTTTTAATTTTTAACGAAAACCATTTAAAATGAACAAGTGTAGTATAAGTAATAATATTGATATGAGCAATACCTACAATCTATTAGTTGAATCCCCTAATTACGAATTGAAATATTTAGTTGAAGAAAAAAATAGAAATTCACCATCAAATCTTTTTATCCAAGGACCATTTTTAATGGCAGATAGACCAAATAGAAATAATAGAATTTATCCAAGACAACAAATGGTCGAAGAGGTTAATAGATATTCGTCTGAAATGATTGCTAATAGCAGATCAACAGGTGAATTAAATCATCCAACTTCTCCGGAAGTTAATTTGGAAAGAGCTTGTCACATGGTTACTGAATTAAAACAAAACGGTGACATATTTGAAGGTAAATCAAAAATTCTTTCTACTCCAATGGGACAAATTGTTCGTTCTTTAATTATGGACGGTGTTAAACTCGGAGTCTCTTCTAGAGCATTAGGACGTGTTGACGAAAATAAACAAGGTGTTGGTGTAGTTTCAGATTTTAGATTGGTTGCTATTGATGTAGTTGCTGATCCATCTGTTCCTACCGCATTCGTAAATGGTATTTTGGAATCAAAGAAATGGGTTCTTGCTGATACAGGAGAATTTGAACCATTTTATGAAAAGTTTGAAAAAGCAATTTCAAATTTACCAAATAAAAACCGAGACGAATATTTGAAAGAACAATTTATTACATTCATTAATGCAATAAAAAAACTATAATTGCGAATATATAAAGATAAATAATAATATTATTATGGAATTGCGAAAAGATATCTCTAAGTTTATAACACAAATTTGCGAAAAAAATTATTCAGAAGCAAATTCAACTCTAGAAACTTTAATTGAAAAAAAATTAAAAGGTAGAGTTAAAAAAATGCACAAAGATTGTTGTGATGCTTGTGCTAAGAAAAAAAAGAAAAAAGTTGTTAAACTTGAAGAAAATGTAGATGATTTTTTAGCTTCTAAAATGAATGACGAAGATTTCGGTGATTTCTCAGAACCCGAAGATACTGTAGATAGGATTCCAAATTTGTCAGAAGAACAACCAGAAGAAGAGGATTATATTATTAGTAATTCCGGAACATTGGGAAGTAGAACTAATGTCTCAATTTATGGTGGTAAACATTTAGCAACATTCGGTGATGAAGAAGATGCCGAAAATTTTTTGAGAAAACGCATGGATCAAGAAAGTTTCTATCCGCGCGTTTGGTTCTTTGATGACCATGGTGGATATACATTAAGAAAATTATAATAAATGTCATTCTTGAAAGGTAAATAATAATATACAGCTTATGAATAAATTTGCAGAAATCTTAAAACAAGTCGATGAAAGCGTAATCAACGAAGAAACCGCCAAAGCAATCACTGAAGCTTTTGATAGCGCAGTTGAAGAAAAAGTAAACGCTAGAGTTACTTTGGAAATGGAAAGTGTTTTATCAAAACAAGACGAAGATCATGCTAACAAACTTCAAAAACTTTTGGAAGCAATCGATACAGATCACACTGAAAAATTACAACAAGTTGTAAATGCTCTTACAGAAAATCATACTGGTAAATTAAAAAATATTATCAGCTTTTATAAAAAGGCAATCAATGAAAAAGCCGAAAAATTTTCTGGTAAGATTGTTTCCGAAATTAGCAACTATCTAGATTTATATTTGGATAAAAATGTTCCTAATTTACAATTAGAAGAAGCTGTTCAAAATACCTATGCTCGCAAGCAGCTTGATAAAATCAGAGAATTGGTTGGAATCGATCCTGATTACATTAATGAAAGCGTCAAATCAGTTGTTTCTAAAGGCAAATCTAAAATTGATGAGCTTAATGAAAAATTAAATGAAGCATACAAAGAAAATCATTTATTGGCTGAAAAATTAAAAGTAAATGAATCTGCTTTTCTTATTGAGAAGAAAACAAAAGGTATGCCAACCGCTAAAAAAGAATTTATTTCAAATTTATTGAACGACAAAGACTCTTCTTATATTGAAGAGAATTTTAATTATGTCGTTGAGATGTTCGAACGTGGAGAGGAAGAGAAATCTTCTGATTTGGTTCAAGAAGCCAAGGGAAGGGCTTTAAGTAGAGATGCTAAGATTCCTGCTAAAAATATTATCAAAGAATCTATATCTACTTCTGTTAAAACCGAAGAATTTAATCCGGTTTCGAACTATCTTAATGAACTTAGTAAATACTAAAAATTTCCAGTTGAAGAGAAGCATCTGCTTATCTTGATTCTATATCCATAGAAAGGTAAATAAATATTATGAGAAATGTTAATCCAGCCACAGGCTACATCGATAGATCCCGTGCTCAACAGCTAGTTGAAAAATGGTCACCCGTACTCAATTACACATCCGATAAGGTTGCTCCAATTGAAGACGAACATGCACGTTTAACAACTGCGATCCTCATGGAAAACCAAGAAAGATGGTGTATTGAAGAGGCAGGTAATTCTGCTGGTGCTGGTGGTGCTTTCGGCACACCCGGTACTGCTCTTTATTCCCCACCCGGAACGGTTACCGCAGGAGATCGTTATGCAACAGGCGACCAACGCTTACCAAAGGTTTTAATCCCAATGGTTCGTCGTACATTCCCTGAGTTGATCACTAACGAAATCGTCGGCGTTCAGCCAATGAGTGGACCAGTAGGATTGGCCTTCGCTCTCCGTTACCGCTATGAGGCTGATAGCTTAGGTGCTAACGGTTTAGACGGTCATGCCACCCCAGGTGCAACCACCTTCGGTGCTGGTATTGAGCGTTCTGGAATCGACGGCAAAGAACTCGGCTATCAATACTTAGATACTAGATTTACTGGCACTAGCTCCTCATTCTTAGCTGGAAACGCGGACTTTAAAGTTCTCGATTCCGACAAAGGTGTTGCTGCTATTCTCAGTCAGTTCGAATTAACAGGTAACATTCCTCAAGTTACTGTTGAGTTCAGCAAAACAGCTGTTGAGGCTGGCACACGCCGCCTTGCTGCTCGTTGGTCTGTTGAACTTGAGCAAGACTTGAAGAACATGAACGGCCTCGATATCGACGGTGAATTAACAAACGCAATGTCGTATGAAATTCAAGCCGAAATCGACCGCGAAATGGTAATTCGTATGGTTCAAGTAGCCCTCAATGCAGGTCAAGGAAATGGATACAGCTTCTGGTACGCCGCATCAGCTGACGCACGTTGGCTCGGTGAGCGTAATCGTGACTTCTACAGCAAAGTTATTGTCGAAGCCAACCGTATTGCTATCCGCAATCGTCGTGGTTCCGCTAACTTCATTATTGCAACACCTCGCGTGTGTGCAATTCTTGAGATGTTACCAGAGTTCCAATGGATGCCAGTAAACGGCAACGTCAACACACAACCAACAGGTATTGCCAAAGTTGGTTCACTTGGCGGACGTTTCACTGTCTACCGTGACACTCGTACAGATGCTCAATTCCTCGATGGTCAACGCACAGACTCATTAGAATATGCCCTCTTAGGTTTCAAAGGTACAGAATATTACGATACCGGTATTGTATATTGTCCGTATATTCCTGTCATGATCCAAAGAACAATCGGTCCTAACGACTTCTCTCCAAGAGTTGGTCTTATGACTCGTTATGGTGTAGTTGATCACATCTTCGGTGCTAATCTCTACTACCATATCATTATTGTTAAAGGACTTGGCAACGCCTTCGTTCCCGACACAGGACGCATCTATCTCTAATAAGTTAGGTACAGGTCGAAAGCTCAAAAAAACCCCATTTCGAAAGAAATGGGGTTTTTTATTTGCTATATTATTTGACTATGATACAAGGTTGTGTAATTATATTTATATGGAAACGCCAAAAAAATGTTTTTGTGGATGTGGTGAAATATTAAAAAATCAAAAAAATAAATATATAGTTGGTCATTCGAATAGAGATCCAGAAATAAAAGCAAAAAAAGAAAAAACATATTTGCAAAAATTTGGAGTTACCAATCCAAGTAAATCAATAGATATTAAGAATAAAAAAGAAGAAACAAATTTAAAAAAATTTGGAACAAAATTTGCATCACAAAATAATGATATAAAAAATAAAACAAAAATTAATTTTTTAAAAAAATATGGCGTAGACAATCCATCTAAACATTCAGAAATTAAAAAAATAATTTCAGATAAAGTTAAAGCATCCAGAGAAAAAGTAAGAGAAAAAACACAAAAAAAATTTTATAAAACCGTTTTATTAAGATTACAAAATGAAGGAAAACTTGGTACATTAGAACCTTTATTTAATATAGAAGAATATAATGGAAGGTTATTAACATATCCATTTAAGTGTAAAGTTTGTTCTTCTATAATGGAAACAAATTTAAGAATTTCATACGATCCGTTGAGATGTTTTACCTGTAATCCAAAAATAACAACCGGAGGACAATCTTTACTGGAAAAAGAAATATGCGATTATGTAAAAAAATTAGATCCTAATATTAAAGAACAAGATAGAAAAACTATATTTCCAATGGAATTGGATATTCTATCAGAAAAACATAAAATTGCAGTAGAAATAGACGGGTTATATTGGCATTCGGAAATATCGGGTAAAAAAAATAAATTTTATCATTTATCGAAAAGAAAAAACACAACTAATGCAGGTTATAAATTGATTCAAATATTTGAAGATGAATGGATAGAAAAATCAAAAATTGTAAAATCTAGACTTAAAAATTGTTTTAATAAAAATATTAAAAAAATATATGCTAGAAAATGTGAAGTTAAAAAAATATCATCGGAATATAAATCTAAATTTTTAAATAAATATCATATTCAAGGAAATGATAAATCGAATATACACTTAGGATTATTTTATAAAAATCGTTTAGTTTCTGTTATGACATTTAATTCTTACAGAATAGCACTAGGCAATAAACCAAAAGAAAATTGTTATGAATTAACCAGATTTTGTTCCATTTTTAATTTTTCTATAGTTGGTGGTGCTTCAAAACTATTAAAATATTTTGAAATACATTATAAACCAAAAGAATTATTATCATATGCGGATAAACGTTGGTCAGACGGAAATCTTTATAAAAAATTAGGTTTCGATTTAATTGGTGAAACTCAACCCAATTATTGGTATATAGTAAAAAATAAAAGAAAGCATCGATTTGCTTATAGGAAGTCTGAACTATCAAAAATTTTAAATATATTCGATTCTAATTTGACCGAATGGGAAAATATGCAATTAAATAATTATGATAGAATATGGGACTGTGGAAGTATAAAGTTTCAAAAATCTTATTGATTTAATTCACTTAAAAATTCTTCAAATCTTTTTCTATAGATTGAATCTAAATAATAGTTGAATCCCTTATTTGCCTTTAATTCTTCTATGAATTTGTTTTGTGTATCCGGATCTTGTAATTGAGACATTATATTTCTGATATGTTCCTTTAAACCTTCCCAATCGTTCATATACTTGTCTGTAATATGCAAGTCTATGTTTTTAACCTGTCCATCCTTCGTTGCAAATGCAGCAGTTGGTGCTTCGTTTAATAGAGATTTTACTAATTTATCAAATTTCATATATCAATACTTATTCTTCTTTAGTGTCTTCTATTGCTACATCTATAACATCATCGTTATTTTTTTGTTTCTTGTCTCCCAAACCCTTTAATATCTCGTCTCTAGATGCAATTAATATATTTGTAGTTTGTGGTATTTTAGAAGCGATCATCTTATTAGCTTCTAATTCTATTTTCTTTAATTCTAAATTACTTTTACTCTTTTTGTTTTGTAAGTTTATTTGATTTAATGTATCTAATGCCTTCGTAGTTGCATTTATAAGCTGTGAGAGCGCAGTTATCTCTTTTGGGTCAACTCCAGTCAAAACACTATCTCTAATCGTTTGTACGGCCCCTAAACTTGCGCTAACAAGTTCTACTGACTTCTTATATACAAATGAATTTACATTATCATCTGTAACATCTTCTTTTTTATCGGTTGTAACCAAAGAGTTAGATGGAACAGAATCGCTTTTTAATTGTTCTATTATAGAATCTATTTCGTTGTTATTTTCCATTGAATTGTAATTTGATGTAGTAAATATACTTAGTATGATTACCGAAATATTTACAAATAATAATCAAGAATACCATATTCCAAGCGAAATGCCAGCACATATATTAGCGGAATTAGATCCAGAATTGTTTAAAAATGAGGATTCTGAAGAAAAATCAGATTCCGATGTGCTTGAAGTAGTTTCGAAGAATTTTCAAGGTAAGCAGTTAATTATTGATTGATTTTATTCGTCATATGCCTTAACATATAGGCATGACAAAATACAATTCATTGTGGGTTGAGAAATATCGACCTTCAAAAATTACCGACATTATTTTAAATGACGGTAATAGGGAGTTTTTCAATAATTTGGATGAAAAGACTCCACATATATTTCTTTGGGGCGCGCCGGGCGCAGGGAAAACCACCCTTGCTAAGATAATCGTAAACGACATACTAAAATGTCAGTATCTCTACATCAATGCATCAGACGAAAACGGTGTCGATACTATCAGAAACAAGGTAATCTCTTTCTCTCAAACAAAATCATTGGATGGTAATATAAAAGTTATTATCTTAGATGAATCCGATGGATTAACAACTGAAAGCCAAAGAGTTCTTAGAAACGTCATGGAAGAATATTCCGAAAACGTTCGATTCATTTTAACAGCAAATTATGCAAATAAAATAATCGAACCTATACAATCGAGATGTTTGGTTTTTAACATAAAACCAAATTTAGAAGAATCTTACAATAGATGTTTATATATTTTACAAAATGAAAATATAAAAATCGATGATGATACAAAAACTCTATTAAAACCTTTTATTGAAAAAAGAAACTTGGATTTAAGAAGGTGTATAAACGATTTACAAAGATATTCTGTCGATGGGAAATTGAATTTAAATTCTTCATTCTCTAATAGTAACATTCATGCACAACATATCATAAAATCCCTTCTATTAAAAGAATCTTGCTGGAATATAAGAAAATATGTTCTTTCTAATGAAATTAATTTCGATTATAATTATGGTAATCTTATGAAAGAGATGTTTGAAATCTTATTCTCATCTAAAATACAAGATAATATGAAGAAAATGATACTATTAGAACTAGGAGAGCATATGTACCGAGATGTTTCGGTATTAGACCATGAAATTAATTTCTTTTGCTGTATTTTAGCTATAGAAAAAATTATGACTTAATTTTTACGTTTTTAGTAGGTAGAGAATTATCTTCTGGTTGATTTCCCAAATTTATATTAATTTGTACAACTTCTGGTTTAGTACCAAGAGGTTTTTCATATTTATTAGGAACTCCTTGTACTGGAGGAAGATTAACACCAAAGTCTAGAACCTCTATAAGTTCAAAGTCACCGGGTACGGTGAACTCGGACATTTCCGTTGGGGTATGAACCGATCTAGGGTCGCATTTTAAAATTAAGAACACGTCCCCCGAACCTTCGTTTGTGTTTGCATCTTTTATGTTTTGTTCGGAACCACCGCCAACAACTCTTTTAATAAAAAAGAAATAGTCTTGATCAACCATTGCTTTTAACCATTCGCAAAAAGCACTATGTCCACCATAATGCTTTTTAAAGTATGGCGAATTAAAAAAACCACTTTTTATCTTAACTGGTGATCCTTCTCTGAATCCACCATTAGAAAAATGTGTAAAAGCAGTTTCAAGCAATGTATCAAATCTATTAAATTTTTTCATATCCATATATATTTACATAAGTATTTACCTAATATGGCTACAGTTCGACTAGATAATTTAATAAAACCTAGAATTAGAAACTCTAAAGAATCTAATTTAAAAAACGAATATATTGAAAAACCAGCTTTATATACAGATTTAACATTGGATATGAGTGTATCCAAATCAATCGGTTCTGGTTTAAATGTAATTGATGCGGGTGATATTGCAGTTTCTAATGACGACGAGGCTATTAAAAATTCTTTATACAATATCTTTTCTACTAAAAAGGGTCAAAAAATACTAAATCCTGAATTTGGTGCATCTTTGGATCAATATTTATTTGAAAATGTAAATTCGTTTGTTGGAAATAGTTTGGGAAAAAATATATTCGATACTATTAAAAACTATGAACCAAGAATAAGGGTTTATAAAGTAGATGTGTATCCTCTTCCAGATTTAAACCAATATACCGTAAAAATTTATTATTATAAGGTAAACGGAGAAGGAGCATTGAGTTTAAAATTAGATAGAAGTGGAATTATCATAGAGTAATAAGTATTGTTATGTGGAAGAATATATTAGACATAGCCAAAACAGCAAAATCAATGTTAAGTAGCGGTGAAATACCTCCAAACACACCCGAAAACTATAAAGAGGATTTGAGCAAAGTAAATTTTTTAGCATCTAAAAAATTTTATGTGGTTTTTTGCTCTGTTATAATATTAAGTTTTTTCTATGCGGCGAGTATAATTGTTTTATTTTTAACCGCAGCACATCCTTCTTTAACAACAGCTTTTGTTAGTATTTTTAGCGAAACAATAAAAATATTAGCAGTGATTATAGCAAGTTATTTGGGTGTACAAACTGTTTTAGATTACAAAATGAACTCCAATTCTACTAATGAATATAAAACAAACAATGAATATTCTAAAAAAGAAATTGATGTGAACAAAGTTACCTATATTGAAACTAATTCAAAAGAAGATGATTATGAACTCTAAAAAACCATCTGAAAAAGCCTTAAGTTTATTGTTTAAATACGAAGTCGGTGGAGGAAAAAATTATTATGACAAATATTTGTCCCACTTCACATGGCCCGGTGGGGCTTCGGGACCAACCATTGGTATCGGTATCGATTGCGCTTATTATACTCCAACAGAATTGCAAAAAATATTTGATTTTTTACCAAGTGAACAAATAGAATTGATAAAAAAATCTAGCGGTAAAACCGGACAAGATGGAAAAGAGTATACAAAAACATTAAGACAATCCGGTATAGTTGTAAAATGGGAAGAAGCAGTTGAAATATTCAACAGTCTAACATGGAAAAAATTTTCAACATTGGCAGAAAAAACATTCCCATCGCTAGATAAACTCTGTCCTGATGCATATGGTGCTATAGTGTCCCTCGTATTCAATCGAGGAACGAGCCTAAACGGTCCTTCTAGGCTCGAAATGAGAAAAATCAAGGAATTGATACTCTCCAAGGATTATAAAGCAATAGCGAACGAAATTAGAAAAATGAAAAGACTCTGGATGGGTAAAAATATGGCGGGATTAATAGAAAGAAGAGAATCAGAAGCTAAATTAGTAGAAACTTGCGCTTGATATGGAACTTTCTGAAGTATATTCAAAAAATGTTAAAAAAACCAGTGTCAGCAACTTATGTGTTAATGGAAACATGCCGATTATACAAAGGGATCCAAATTTGATTAAATTGGAAAGAGATGTTTTTGCTAAAATGTTAGAAATATCTCCACCAGAAGAAACCCCGCCAAGCAAAACATCTAATTTGAGTATTAAAAATGTATCATTTGAGGAAGCACTAAAAGAATTAGTAAGTATTAGAAATAATTCTTAAATATTCAGAAGTTTTCTTAAATATTATTAATTTATTCTCTCTATAAATTCAATTATAATACAGATAAAAAAATGTCAACTGGTTTTTTTAAAATTCCCAAACTACTTATTAATATTTTTTAATTTGTCAAGTACTTTTAATAAAAATTCTTCATCATCTCCAGTAGGATTAAGACAAGGAAAGTCTAAAAATTTTCCAGATGTATTTAAAAATAATTTTTTATCAGTTTTTAATTCTATAAAATTCGGTAAATTCTTTTTACAAATTTTTTTACATATCTTTAATATTTTTAATGGATCAGTAAAAAAAGAATGCCATTCTTTTGTTTCATTTGAATTAAAAAGAAATGATATTATTTTACAATTGTTATCATTTGCTATTTTTATGAAATTATCTAATTCTGATTGCAATTTGGTTTGTATTAATTCTTTTAATAAAATATTACTACAATTAACCATTCCATTTTTTAAAAGATCCCAATCATAAACAAAATCTAATACATGAACCGATAATTCATCTATATAGTTCGAAATATCAAAAATTAATATATTTTCTTTTAAATAATATAGAAAGTATTTTTTAACTTTTTTTTCGTTCACAACTATCTATAATAGCATCAATTAAAATTTCTTCCACTATTTCGTTAGGTAAAAATGTGTTTGCTCTATTTATAGTCTTGCTGATTTCTTGATATTGCTCAATCAGTCGTTTTTTAATGTTGTTTGCTTCTACATATTGTTCTTTATTCAAAGAACTAAAAGTAGGTTTACTTTGTAATTCAAAAGCTTCTAATAGAGGTTCTCCTGAATTTGAAATTATTTCTGATAATCTTTTATAAAATCTACTTAAAGGAGTGAATTGTTTTGATGTAGAAAAACCTTTAAGTTTTTCATACAAATAAGATAAAACACATGATTTTTTAGTTTGTTCATGAACTCTATTTAAAAATTCTGGTGATTTAACATGATTTTTACCATAAGGATTGTATATGCAACCACTTCCTACATATTTTGAATTACAATATATACATCTATCAGGAGAATCCATATGAACATGTGTATTGGTCGGAGAAAAAATACATCCCTTTCCATGAGATCTAGAATCGCAATAAATACATTTCATATTATATAATTACTTTATTTTTAAAATTATCCAACTCTTGTTTAGGGGCATTTCCTATTCTTACATTTATTATTCCGTTGTAAAAATCATCTCTTAAAAGAACATCGTTTTCTATTTGTTCTTTTATTTCATAATAAGCCAATGCCCACTTCGAATCACATGTTCTTATAATTTCAAATTTAAAATTTTCTTTTCCATACTTTTTAATATCATCATTTAATTCATTAGATGAACTAGTATATGTTTTCCAATCTGATTCTTTAAAACATATACGTTTTCTGGTTTTACCTTTCAACGGTTGTCTTTTAATTTTTGAAATACATTGTTTTTTACCTATATATTTTTTATTTGTTAAATTGTTTGTTATCAAATATAGAAATCCAAAGGTTTCTTCATTTATATTAACGTTTTCGCGTAAAATCCAATGTCCAATATCAGTCATTTTTTATTTTTCTTATTTTTCTTAGTTAAAAGTTCAGGAAATTTTCTTTTTATAATTTTTTTACCTAACAATTTAGGAGTTCTCATGTCTTTAGTAGCATAATTATCATTATTTTTAATATCAGATGGAGGGTTATATAAAGGTTCTAATGATTGACCCAATACTCCACTAACTGTATTATTTTCTAATATTTTAATTATAGTTTGTTGAAATTTATTAAACATAATATATAATTTAATTAATACTTATGGATTTTTTTGAAAAAATAAGAAAAGAAATCGAAAACGATCTAAAATTAGATAGGATACAGCTTTTAGAAAAACAATTAATGTTACCTGCTATTAAACATAAATGGGTTTCTAGATTAATTGAAAATAAAAGAACTAAAAATATTTTAGAAGCAAAGAAAAAAAGTATAAAGACCGAAGTTTTAAAATCTTTGCAAGAAAGTGGTATACCAACCAATATACCAAAGGCGGCAATTGACAGAAAAATAGAAACTTCCGAATCGGTATCTAAAATCGATGAACAAATAAAAGAAACGGAAATTATAATAGAGTATTTAGAAAAAGTAGAAAATATCTGCCGTTCATTAACCTATGATATTAAAAATGCAGTAGATTTAGAGAAGTTGGAAACTACATAATATGGTTAATATCGAATATTCTGGTAAATCTAAACAACAATTACAATTAAATTGTAATACTACTGTTTTGAACAGAATAAGAGAATATTTTTCCGCTCCAAATCCTGCTTTTAGAAGAAATTCAAGGTTTTCACAGCCAAGAATCTATGCTATTACACCATCTGGTAAATTCGAGTCTGGTTTATTGAATAATATCATATTATATTTTGATGTTAATCAAATTAAGTTTGAAATCAACGACGATGTGTTAAAAGATCACAAAAACGGTTTCAGAAATCCTAAACTTAAAAAATTTGATTTGGTTTACAGGGATCATCAAGAAAAATCTATAATAAAATCATTAGAATCAGGAAAGGGGGTTGTTATAATTCCAACAGCAGGAGGTAAGACACTAATAATGGCTGGATTGATTGAATCTTTAAGAGAAAATTTAAACGATAAAGATGCTTTGACATTAGTAATGGTTCCCACAATTCAATTGGTAGAACAAACATGTTCCGATTTTATATCATACGGAATGACAAAAGTAACCAAATGGTCGGGTAACAACAAACCCGATCCGGATGCAACTACAATAGTGGCAGGTACTCAAATATTGATGTCTGATAATACAGATTTGTCCATTTTAGACGATGTTAAAATATTAATGATAGACGAATGTCATGGTTTAAAAAAAGATAATGAAATAAATAAAATTTTAAAATTTATAAAAACCAATTTTAAATATGGTTTTACCGGAACA